ATATTTGATCTAGATAATTTTAATTCAACTTTTTGTCTGAAAGCTGGGTCTTTTTGGTAAAGAGGATTTTTCATATCTTCTTTTAATTGAGACACACTTTCGTATCTTTCTCCAGTTGAATTTGAAGAAGATGATTGACCTAAACTTATTTTAGGTTCTTTACTTTCTACTCTATATCTAGCGTTCATTCCTCTAATAGTAAATAAAGCAGTAGCGTCGTCGCTTGCAACTCCTCTATTGAAAGCATCAACTTCATCTTCAGTTAAATTATTAGAAACCCAATCAATCATGGATTTGTATTGTTCTTCTCCATTAGTGATTGAATATGCTTTGCTTTGGAATTGTTCTCCAAGAGCTTCTAATCCTTTTAAATAATTATCTACGTATTGTTTAGGAAGACCAGATTTTTCTAGTGAAGACAAAGTTGTATCACTTAGTTGACCTGTTTCATTAAACTCTTGTTCAGCAGTTTGNAATACAGAACTAATAACTGATGGTTGTTCTGTTTTTGCTTGTGCTTGTAGAGGATTTTTATTTTCTGTTTTTGGGGCAGAAGTATTAGTAGAAAGTTTCTTTTCTAATTCTTGATAAGATTTAATTAAATCTTCTTGTGAATTAAATTTACCAAGTATTTTTTCTTGTTTAGTTTCTACTTCAGTTGCTTCAGGTTGTAAAACTGGTTGTGGAACAGCGTTAGCTTGGTCAATTTTTTGAACCATACTATCTCTGTACTCTTGTGTTTCAACGTTTGTTTCAGGAGTTATGTTTATTGTAGTTGTTTCACCCATATATTATTGTCCTTGTAGTTGTTCTTGTTGTTGTTGTTCTCCCCTAGCTTTAAAACTATCTCTAACAATTCCAGCACCTTCTTTAGCTAATACTGGTGTTGCTTGTTCCATCATGGCTTGTTGTTGAGAAGCCTGTTCTTCCATTTGTAATTGGTCTGGTGATTTAATTAATCCTTCCATATCAATCCCCAATGAAGTTCCTACTCTCTTAACATACTCATCAAAATTAACATACTTAAATAATTCTTGTGCAAATGGAGTTAATTGTTGAATAAAAGTATTTAATCTNTGTAAATCAGAAGAACGACCTAGTGCTTCTAACCCAGTAACTATTTTTACTTTTATACTATTTTTAGGTAATGTTGGTAATCTTTTACTTTTTTCCATTTGATACATCAAACGGGAAATTAAAGGTAACTGTAATTCTTGTGATAATAAAGAGTATAGACCAGATACACTATCATTCAATGCGTCAGCTAACAATCTTATTTCTGTAGCTGTAACTCTATCAGCTTGTCTTTGAACACTATTCATTAACATAAATGAATAAGTTAATCTTTCTTCTATAGTTTTAATTGTTTGGAAAGTAATAGAAAAGTCAGCAGATTTATTCATCTGCAAAGTAGTTACATCATTAGCATCNCCTTCTCTTATTGCACCGTTAGGGCTTTCAGATAAAGTTTTAATTCTAGTTGTGCCATTTGGTTTTACTAAAAATAAAACTTTAGAAGCGGCAGCACTACCTTCTACTACAGCTCTATATAAAGCCTCNAGNGATCTTAAATCTCCAATATATTCNTCTACGAAACCTCTACCGTAATCTTCATTTGTTAGTGTATATCTCAAAGGAATGAAAGGTGACTTGTCTAATGGATAAGTTCCAATGGAGCTAGGTATGATTTTATCATTAACCTCTTGTTGCACAAGCCACCTTTTATTTTCTGATCTAATCACTCTCGTGAAGATAGAAACTTGTTTATCTTGATAATTTTCTGTACTGTTTTCTTCGTAACATAAATCTTTAATTTCTTCAGAAACAGCTGAAAGACTTGTTACATCTTTTGTAATAATTTCTATAACATTACCTACTGAATCTCTTTTAATTACATACTCATCTAATTTATATACTTTAGTATTTAACTCTGGTGTTATATATAGTAATACGTTTCCTGAAACTATTAATTGTCTTAGTGCTTCAAATACAGAAGTTCTAAAATTATTAACTTCTATTTCATTCATTACTACACGTTCTATTGAACCCATAGCTTTCTCAAACTCGCCCTGCATACCTTTTTGTTGAGTAAGTTTTTGAATTGTAAACTCATCTAAAGACAATCTAAAGAAAGGTTGATTAGGAGGTAGTAAAGCTATTAGCAATTTACTAGCTAAATTATTTAAACCTCTAGCACCTATTCCTTGATATGGGGTATATAGTTTTGTAGAACTTCCATAACCGTCTCTAGTTATTAAAGAAGGTATTGTAAACTCTGCACTATCTCTAGCTCTATCTAAATAAGGTTGACGTATTGTTTCTAGCTTAGAATAACGAGATTTTGCTGTTTGGGTTTGTAACATATTTTATTTTGTACTATTAAGGGATATTAACACCAGAGCCACCGCCATACAAATTAGATTGGTCTAAATCTATTTTTAAAGCTGATTTTCCTCGTTTTTTACTTACACTTAGGGGTGTTGAAGAAGCAGAAGCTGGTGCTTGTGGGGCTTTTTCACGAATAGTAGCTTGACTAGCGTTTACTTCTGTAGCTGGGGGAGCTGGTACTGGTGGTGGTGGTGGGGCTTTAGGTTGTGAAAAACACATAATTATTTATCTTTCTTTATTAATGTTAAATCTAATATATTGTTATTTTGGTCTTCTTCTAATTGTTTTAGGTATACTACGACACTAGCTTGACCAGCTTTAAACCAAATTTGTCTTTCATTTTCAGTAATATCTGGTACTTTATTTGGGAAAAGTTGATCTAAGTGTAGTATTAATTCTTTATTAACAAACATAGGTTGTTCCAAGAGGGCAACTAATAGGGTGGGTTATCATTTTTAGGGGTGGGTTTATCTAAATTGGTGTCCATTTCAATAGTGTGTCTATCAAATTTCGTTTCCATTATTTTTACTTTGGCATCAGTTGAAAATGGGTATTCACTAGAATCTCTTAAATCTGGTGTTTTAGCAAAGAAAGTATCATTAACTTTAGCCTTAATAGTCAAGTAAGTTGTTTTCTTCCACTTGTGCATTTCACTCATCTTTATGTCTTCCAAAAGTCTTGTTATCTGGGATTTTATTTTTNTTTAACTCACCAATAGTTTTTTCTTCTTCTATAGCAACTAAATCACCTTTTATTAAGGTTTCAATATACATAGTATAATAGTGTGTAGCTAAGGTAGGTTCTTTTGTATTTTGAGACAAAAACAAATATTCTTTTGCTTTTATTTCATAGTTATTTTTGGTCATTATAATCCCTATCTAGCACCATTTCTAAGTAGTGTATAGCTTTTAATATATCTTCTTTCTTACCTTTAAGTTTATGCCTACAAATATATTTAATAGCATTACCTTCTGCAAACATTAATTTATTTTCATTTATAAAAATAGATGGTTGTATTTTCATTGTTTTATAATGAGAACCACCTATTTGTTTAAAGAATGTTTTATTTGTCATTTTTAATATTTTTTATTTCTTTTATACTAAGACCGTTAATATTAGTAAAGTAAAGTCTAATTTTAAGTTGTTTCTGTAGTGTTGTCAAACATCTATTTATTATACTTTTATCTTTTTTTCTATATGAAATAGATTTAACATCTATTAAATAATTCACACCTTTTTTATCTGTAATAACTAAATCAAAAGGACAAGACGGGTCTAGTGGTCTAGAAACATAATAACCTTTTTTTAAAAACTTACAAGCTACAGCTAATTCAGCTAAAGCACCTTTTAAAGTAGGATTAAAATAATTTGAAGACATATTTATATACTTGTCCCAAACACAGTAGCTTCTTCTTCTTGCTCTGAATGAGTAATTTTAATACCCTTTGGTTTTTGTTTAGTTAGGGGAGACCATAATATTATTTTTTTTAATTTAAAATTATAATCTTTTTTCTTTAATATCTTAGCTACTCTGGCTTGTATTAAAGCATCTTCTTCTGTTAGTTTGTTTTCTATGTAAGTTTCAACTACTGATTGCCAATAATTTTTAGAACTAGCTAAAACTCTAGCAGCTTTAACAGCACCTACGCTTGGGCAACCTTTATAATTATCTGATTGATCTCCAGTTAAAACTTGAAAATAAAAATTATAATCAGCTTGTTGTGGGCTAATCCTATAAAATTCTTTATTAGCTGGATTATAGTGTAGTCCTTCAACTTGGTTTAAATCTTTATCTTCTGAA